TAGCATCAAAGCCCATCTGTTCTGCAATTTTTTTCTCTACTTCATCTAAGTCATAATTTGCTTCACCTAAATCTACATCTTTATAAAAGCCCATCTCTTGTAAATTGTGTATCTCTTGTTTTGTTTTACGCATCACATGAGTAATACGTTCTGCTGTCTCTAAGTTAGATGCGCCGTAAGGTACCACCATATCTTCAGCTGGTACAAATAGTGACACTTGGCGTCCTAATGCTGGATCATAATAAACTTTCTTAAATGCATTACCTGCTAATCCTAAACCCCATAACATTCTTTCATGTTCAGGTCGGTACTCTGGCATTTTATCCATGAGTTGATAGTTCATATTCTCTTGAACACGTTGAGCCGCTTCAACACACTCGGGTGTTTCTTTTCCAATAATAGAAGTCTTTACAGGGCCTGCAGCTGGAAAGGTTTCCATCATTGTTTCAGCTTGGAATTTAACTAATGCTTCGGATAAGAGTGGGTGGTATACAGCACATGCTCCTTCCCACGGTTCAGATCGCTCTTCAACTTTTAATCCTAATAATTCTAAACCATCAACATAAGTTTCAAGCCAATCTTTTCTTGAATTTACATCGTTGCCATAATCTTCGAGCAATTCTGAAGCTAACTCTTGTAGATATTTATCATCTAATTCTTCAGCTAAGTTAGAATCGAACGTCTCATCATCCATTCTGTCTGGATCAATAACTATTTCACTATCACCAATGCCAATAGTTACCTTTTCTGGATCTTCGATCTCTATTTCAATTGCGTCTTCGCTTTCGGCTAACTCTTCTATGCCTTCTGGCGCTGCGTATAAACCCTTATCTATGTCTGCCATCATTTATCCTCTAATTACACTGCATAATATTTTTTAGTATTGCGACCTTTAAACATCTGTATATCATCTTCTTCGTCATTAGGCAAGCGTATAAATCCTCCCTGCCGAAACCTAGCTAGAGCTAGCGTTGTAGCATCAACTAAATCATCGTTGGCGCCACTAGGGAAATCGTTACATTCTTCAATAACCTCATGCGCCCAACGTCTGTCTGGCGACCATACAACACCCCCACTAAACAAATCAGACACAGCATTAACACGACTAATTTTATCTTGCCCTTTACCTGGCGTAAATTCTCCCACAGGGATTCCCATACGCCTAAATTCTTGATATAGTGCTGCTCCATTTGATTTTTTCTCTACAATAAAGGCATCTGGCTCCCATTCTCGATACTCATCTAAGCAAAGCTGCTTAAGTTCTGGGAATTCTAAACGTTCTTTTACTGCATTCAATAATATTATAGCGTAGTTATTAGTTTCTTCGTTAAAAAAGACACCCCATGTTGTCAATGCGTTATAATCCGCTCTATTATTAGCTTCTTGGGCAGCGTCAAGCGTCATTATTATAAACTCACAAGCGGGTGGGTTCTCTTCTTCCCACATATTCCACCATTCTCGCTTGATTAGTGCTCCTTCTTCCGATGTTGGATTTTGTAAGTACTGTGCGTTCCAATACCGTATGTCTAACGCAGCTCTTCTACTTTGTAATTCTTCTAATGGCCAGAACTCAGGCCATAATGGGACTTCATTTCCCTTTTTATCTTCTAAAATAGCAGGAAACTCAACGACTTCCCAGTCATCAACGTCGGCATTCTTAACCATCTGGTTAATTATCTGTCCTGTTAGGTCTAATTTAGACCATCGAGTCATTACTACAATAATTGCACCACCAGGCATCAGCCTTTGTAGTGGTCCTGACTGAAACCATTCCCAAGCTGGGAGAAAAACGTCTCCCTTTCCTAACTTTGCGTCTTGCTCTGAGTGTGGATCGTCAATTATAAATAGATCTGCTCCACGACCAGCCAAAGCACCACCAACACCAATAGCGAAATACTCACCGTTATAATTGGTACCCCACCTACTGGCGCTTTTACTATCCGCTTGTAGATTGATATCGGGGAATATGTCTTTATAAGGGTCTGAACCCACGAGATTCCTGACCCGACGACCGAAGTTAACAGCAAGATCAGCTGTATGAGATGCCATAATAACCTTTTTTGCTGGATGCTTACCCAAAAACCAAGCCGGAGCCAGATAGGAAATAAGTTCCGATTTTCCGTGACGAGGCGCGATATTAACGATAACTCGCTTTCTTTTTCCGTCTGCGATTTCTTCAAATAATTTAGCCAATTTTGCATGATGTTCTCCTACTTTATAATCGGGGTAGACATGTTTAATAAAGTCTAAGAAGTTTGCCTTCCCCTGTGTTTTAGTTAAGTTCTTTTTGTATTCTTTTAAAAGCGTAAGGTGCTTCTGTTGCTCCCGCTCACTCATATGAGGGATTTTTGCTTGAAGTAGATTTAGATCGTTTTCACTAATCATCGTCAACTACCTCATGTTCGCCTTCAATGACTTTACCTTTTAGCTGTTCTATAGTTTCTAAAAGTTCTTTCTCTAACTCATCTCCTGATTTAGTAATGTGCGTAATCTCTGTTTTTCTTTTAAATGCATCGACGCCATCTACTTCTCCTAAATTTCTTAATGCTTTTATTCTATCCGCATCTTTTTCTGCCGTTGCTGAAAGTTCTACAAACTTATTAACTGTATAAAGTTTTAAATCTGATAGCTCTTCAACAATCATACAATTAGTTTGTGCTACAAGTCCGGCTAGAAACGCCATTGTTTCATTAGGGTAGTTTGCAAATTCAGGTTTTAACTTTTTGTTTGTCATCATATCACGCGCAAGTTCTGCGGCTTGATCTTGATGCTCTTTTGAGGGCTCTATGTTTTCACCAGCTAAATCAGAGACCGTCTTTATTGTGTTAGCTCTAATCGAAACTTCTTGCTCAGCGCTCATCTCAGGAATAGCTTCTTTCTTACTCTTAGGTACGACTATGCCTTTCTCTATTTCAGGAATAACTAATAGATCTTCTTTTAACTCTTCCTCGGTTGAAGGAGTAAGTACTGGAGGTTTGTGTTACTCATGTGTTCGCCGTTACACCTTGGTTATTTGCAGCTATGCACAAGAGTATATCTGATTACATTAATAATAACAAACAGAAACCATAAAGTAGCATTAAATATAAGCAGGTGTTAAGGAGCGCGAGCAGTGTGTATAAGATGTTCATACTCGTAGTATACGTCCTTCAGCTAGATCAAGCAGTAATGAGAATCATTCTTGTTTTTGGGAATTTTTTGCGAAATATTTTTTTGATTGGCTATTTGTAAAGTAAGGGGGCCTATCTGGCAACTTTTGGAAAAACTTCTGGTTATTTGAGTATATTAGAATGTATATAGTAATAGAAAAAAAATCGTAATAATGAGGGGGTAGGGGGTGGGTGGGGTTTGCGTTACTTGACATGTTTTGCTATAATTAGGGCACGCTCACAATTAAGTGAGTACACAAGGAGAAACACAATGAACCATGTACCAACTGAAACAGAAGCAGAAGTACTAGGCACACTACGCAACGGGGCTCAAATCCTCGCAGTGTTCCAAGCACCACATGCAGGCGTGGTCCTAGCCCAATGGAAGACCGAGTATGTAACCTGGGTATTTCCGGGTTCAAACACCGGGGCTACAACTTCCGGTAATTACTTCGTGTACCGCAAGGGCATGGAAAACGAAAGGCTTCAGAAATATCAGCAAGCCGTCCGCGACTTCCAAGCCCGAGTGTCTTACACTCTGGACAATCCACGCTACTTATAACAACCAAGGGTTGGGGGTGAAAGCCCCCATCAATAATTATGTCAGATACATTAAAGAAAGCGTACGAAGAAACAGAAACAACTGCAGCTAAACCACATGTGACTATAACCCAACGCTTCGAGTTCGAAGTCGAGGTGTCACTGCCCGCCATTGACTTGGCTAGGTCTGAAACCAACATGTGTGTGAAGTCAGACGCGTTGGGGACCAAAGGGCATGACATGGCTGAACGCATCGATGAGAAAATCATGTGGGCCAACCGCGACCTTGAGCACATGGTGTGGGATATGCTAGACGAAACATATGGCGATGATATATCTAGAAGCGCCAGCATTTATGTAACACTTGACGGCTCGGGTGAGCCAGAAGTAATCCATACCGACGGCAGTAGAAAACCAGAGGGCACCACCAAGCTTGGTCACAATGGTTATGTCATCGAATAGTTACCTTGGGGATTGGGAGGGCTTCGGCCTTCCCTTTCTTTTTTACCGGATATCACTGGTATCAAAGGACCGCGAGATCGAACCGAAGTTGTAGTAATATGTAAAGTAATGTTATAATAATGATTCATTTACACAAGGAGAAATACAAATGAAAATAGATAACAGAGAAGCAGTTATGAATGCAATTGATGACGGACTAGTCGACGCAAGGGATATAGTTTTATGTCTCGTTAAGTATATGTCACAAGATGATGTCAAAGACTGTATGAAAGTTAACGAGTTATGGGCACCAGAAATTACACTACTAAAGGAGGGTCAATCATGAAAACATTTACACTTTATGCAATAAGGGAAGTTGGAGAGGTGGCAGTTATCCAAGCCAAATCTAAAGAGGATGCGATCGAAAAAGTATCAAACGAAGATTGGGAAGTAGATCAAAGCTTAGATTGGGAGATAACTTCGGTAAAAGAGGAAGGTGAACCATGGGAGGTGCAATCATGAACCAGATACCAAAAAGCTTTGCGGGTTTACAAGTTGGATCTAAACCTGAGACAGTTAAGAATAGATTTTCCGGGGAGAGTGTAGAACTTGAACCTCAGGCCGTCGCGATGTATGACGCGATCATGGGGGCCGAGGGCCTAGGCATGTATGACATGATGCACGAGGGCTTGACTTGGTTTCGCAAGTATCACCCAAAAGCGTTTATGATCTTATTAGACTAACAGGAGGAACCCGGGGCAACCCGGGTTTTTTATTATCTAGTGACTGGTATCAAAGGGCATCGAGATCGAGACTATTTTTAAATAAGTAAAGTTATGTTACAATTATAAAACACAAATTAGAGGGGTACAAAATGACAAAATTACTAAGTATAGGAGCAGATGCAAAAACAATCAAAGGAAATAAAAAAGGCTTTATAACGGCTATTCAATATTTAAGCCCGTACACGGATAGCGGGGTTAACTTATGCGCCAATGCAAAAAACGCCGAATGTTATATAGCCTGTTTAAAATCAGCGGGGCGCATGGGCATGGCATTCGATGCAAGGTTAAACCGTACTAAATTATATTTAAATGATCAGGCGGAGTACTTCCGCCAGTTAACAAAAGAAATTACCGCCTTTATTAAGAAGGCTAGTAAAAAGGGGTTAACGCCTTTGATCCGTCTTAATGGAACTTCAGATATCAGGTGGGAAAATATCGGTTTTTATTCTGAAGGCGTTTATTATCGTAATATAATGGAAGTCTTCCCGGATATACAATTTTATGATTATACCAAATTACCAAATAGAGAAAAATCTATAAACGGTATTCAAAGCTTCCCGGAAAATTATGATCTAACCTTTAGCTATTCAGGGGCAGAAGGTTATAAGAAGTTTAATGATCGAGCATTAAAAGACGGTAAGCGGGTCGCCGTGGTATTTGATAAGCTTGAAAATATCCCAGTTGTATTTGAAGGGCGCCGGGTTATATCCGGAGATGATACAGATGTTAGGCATCTAGATCCTAAAAATACAATCGTGGCTTTATATGCAAAAGGTAAAGCCCGGAAGGATCAAACCGGGTTTGTGGTAAAATGCAAGTAAAAACAGAGTACCTTGTGGGGGGCGGAGAGATCCGCCCTTTTTATTTACCTAGTGACTGGTATCAAAGGTCAGTAAGTGACTGGTATCAAAGGACATCGCCATCGGCATTGGGTTTACGATAAGTTTTACTTATCGATTTGTTCCAATGTTCCAATGTTCCAACCCAAAACAAGTATACATAGGAATTCTCAGGATTCCGAAAGTCAAGAGACCTGATTTCGCAGTGCAATAAAAAAGCCTGTGAGCATATCGTACTTAAAACAGTGTGGAACATTGGAACAGAACATAAAATATACAACACTCTATATATATAATATTAATACTTATAGTAGTAGTAGTAAGGGTTTAAAGGAATTCTCACCAAAAGTTATCCACAATTTAATCCACAGATTCTGTGTAGCTTTACATATGGAACACGTTGGAACATGGAACAGACTTTGGAACAGACCGAAATCCTATAAATTCAATGAAATCAACGAGATAGCACCTACAAGGCTCGTAGCGAGATAATTAGTAAACTTGAACCTTACCTATCAACCCTTACTAAAAAGTCGCACACACGCCCAATATGACAACTTAAATTTTACAAGTATTAAGACTTGTTCCAATATTCGTGTTCCAATCTGTTCCAATCTGTTCCAAAAATAATTAAAGTATTAGTTGACATGTCTGAAATAGTCGCGTAATGTTTTATGTAGCTTTACTAATTTTTAACCACACAAGGAAATAAAATGAAAACAGAAATCAGACTAGCAAGAGCAATAAAAAAACTTCCAGAGTTTTTAGTAAACAGACAAGAAAATGACTATGAAACTACAAAGCAACAACCTGTGCTAAAAGGCTCATATACTGAATATGGCACCACGTACCTAGCAACAATTCACCCTAGTCAAGGCGATGATATACAGGGTGCGTATGACATCACTCAAGTAGGACGTGATGATTACGAATACAGATACCTATGTGAGGCAATGGAAAATTGGGCTAAAAAGTATGGCTTTAGGTGGGAGTGTATCGTGAACGACGGCTTTTATGGATTAGTAGATGAGGGGGTAGCGTAATGAATATGACAGACGAACTTGACGAAATAATGGGGTGGACTTCCACCTCATATGAGGGAGAAAAGGCATGGGAGATAGTAGGCGGACGCATGTCAGGTACTGATTACAAACTTGCACTATTAAGACTACAAGGAGATTCAAATGAACCCAATGAGAGATATTAATAAATCAAAAGGGGAATGCCCTAACCTCACTTGGTCGGGCAGACCATCGGAAACTACACCAAAAACCAAATGTGGCTCGACAGGGTGGTATGGAAAACCTGTCGCATGTCATGAGTGTGAGGCGAAGTATGACCAAGAATCACACCCATATTACCCCGAAGACGATTACGATGACGGACTTAATTAAAAAGGAGATTCAAATGAATAAGGCAGAAAAGAAAATTGAAAAAATTATCAAAGAGCTAACGGATAGAACTGAAGAGAAGATTAAAAAAGAAGTACTCTATGATTTATGGATAGAGGATAAACTTTTTACCGAAGAGCAAGATGAGGTCATAGAAACTGAAATCCAAAAACGACTACAAGGAGAATCATAATGATTAGAATGACATGGAAACAGTTTGAAGATAAGTATCAGTTTGAAACAGATGAGAACGGGTCTGACTTGGTCGAGATAGATTCAGACCGAGTGAAAGAGATTGAGGCAAAACATGGAGACAATGCTTGGCGATATATTTGGACATGGTGTAGCGAGGGCAGTGATGAATACTTTGTTGTGGGATACGCCTTTGTCAATCGCATGAACTACATGATTGCAACAGTACCTCACGACTTGGAAGAGGGGG